GGTTCTTGGAAGCAACTTATCTTTAATTGGGGATATGAGTTCGTCACACCTTTGAGTATTTGGTTGAATAGATTTTTTAGATTTTCTTTGGTTCATTACCTAAAGAATACTGTAAGAGGTAAAGAGTATATTGATAAGTATGAGAATGATATTATTGGATATTGTATTCAGCAAGATAAAAAGTATGCCGGAATTATCTGTGGTCATATTCATTCAGGAAACATTCGTCAGTTTGGTAAGGTGATGTATATGTGCTGTGGAGATTGGTGTGACCAGTGTACTGCGATTGTGGAAAAGAATGGAGTTTATTGTTTAGAGAAGTATTGAATAAATTATAAGAAAATGTATACACCTGAGGGATATTTGACAGACCCCCCAGATGCCAAATGTCCATACTGTAGGGGGCAGAAAAAAGTCTGCTCTTATTTAGATAGTTTAATTCGTATTTGGGGAAGAGATGCCTGTAAAAAGAAACATAATATTAGATTTAAAAATTTAGAATAAATATTTGTAAGTCGCAACTACTTATGGTTCCTCTGCACTCGCCTAAGGACTATCTGTTTAATTTACATACATTATCTAAAGGTGAAGCAAAAAAATTGTGGAGACAGAGTATAAAAGATGCCTGGAATCACGAGTGTGCTTATTGCGAATCCAAAGAAAACATAACACTAGACCACGTTATACCTCAATGTAAGGGTGGTCTAGATATTAAAACAAATGTAATTGCTTGTTGTCATTCTTGCAATCAATCCAAAGGACATATTCCTTGGGAAGAATGGTATTATAATCAGTGCTTTTTTTCTATTGAGAATTACGAAAAGATTGAAGAATGGATGAAACCTGATGCCCCTTCAAATGTTTTTGCTTATAGACCAAGAAAAAATATCAATTACTAAATACCAAGTATGAAAAAAACGAAATGCAAATAGAAACATTAGGAGTACATTATATTTTAGATTTATGTTCTTGTAATGTAACTCTATTGAATGATACTACTCATATTATGAGTTCGCTAAAAGAAGCGATATTAAAATCAAATGCTACATTACTCGAAGAACTTAAATACGAATTTACTCCTCAAGGAGTAACAGCAATTTGTTTATTGTCAGAAAGCCATATCTCGATTCATACTTGGCCAGAAAAGCAATATGCTGCGGTTGATATTTTCACTTGTGGCGATCATACCCAACCAGCAAAGGCTTGCGAATATATGATAGATGCGCTAGAATCTAAGAAGCCAAATATGACTATTGTAACTAGAGGCATATGATTTCTGGCAGTATTGGCCCTCTAGAAGTTCTGGGGGGATCTATAATTTCATTTTTAATTCTTTTTTTACCGCTATTGTTAATATTACTATGAGTTTTGCAGTTTATTCCAAGCACGGATGCCCATATTGTGATAAAGTTAAAACAGTTTTAAGTCACGTTTCTACTATAAAGGGAATACCAGTTGTTTATTATGACTTGGAGACTAATTTTACTAGAGAAGAATTTTATGCTGAATTTGGGGAAGGGTCTACTTTTCCTCAAGTCATTTACGAAAATGCTCATTTGGGTGGATGCTCTGATACAGTTAAATTTTTACAAGAACAGAATATGCTTTGATGGATTCTATAAATAAGTTTGAAAGTCACGACATTAATCGTGGCGTTGAATTAATGCTTCGTCGGAGGGAAAAACGCATTCCAGAAGAACTTAAAGAAAGAAGGTTCGCTTTTGGTAGAGTTTTTTCCTTTTTGAAAAGGGAGATACGATTTAATTTTGAACTTTCTATAATTAAAAAAACGTAAATTTCTCGGAGTAAAATAAAATGACCGCACCAGAACTCACACTTTTTTGTTTAGTTAGTTTTTTATTTTTATGCGTTGGTGTAGTTGGTGGTTGGGGATTAAAGTCTTATCTAGATAATATGCTTCCTTCTAGACTGGGTGTTCTTCATCAAGAGTTCTTTGATGAAGATGGTAATGTAATTGCTGATGAAGTAGTTTCTCTTCGTTTGGAATCTGGATTTCTTGAAGAATTTCAAGAAGAATATAGAGGTCTTTTTGATGAAGACGATGACGATGATGATGATGACGATGATGACGATGAAAAATAATAGATAGATAGTATTACAAATTATTACTGATTTTTTAAACAAATATGACTGTAACAACTGGAGCAAAAAAAGTATCAGTTTCAAGAACAAAAGAAGTTAGTTTGGATCTTCCTCCAAATCCACTTATGTTTGAAATTTTGAATCTTGTATCTAAACAAAGGACAAATGAGAAAAAAGTGGAAGTTCTTAAAAAATATGAAGATCCATCTTTGAAGGCGCTTTTTATTTGGAACTTTGATGAAAGTATTATTTCACTTCTACCTGAAGGCGAAGTTCCTTTCTTTGGTGATAATGTGCTAAAGACATCAACAATTACTGAAAGAATTGGTAACGCCGTCTCTACAATGAATGGCGGAAGTTCCAATTCCCTTGGAACAATTGATGAAAAACACTCTACGATTCGTAGAGAATATGAGAAATTTTATAATTTCATTAAGGGCGGAAATGATAGTTTGAATAGTATTCGTAGAGAAACTATTTTTATCAATCTTCTTGAAGGTGTTCATCCACTAGAAGCAGAAATTCTTTGTCTTGTGAAAGACAAAAAACTTCAAACAAAATATAAGATTACGAAGGAAATCGTATCTACCGCATATCCAGATATTCAATGGGGTGGTAGATCCTAATTATAACTAAAAAAATATTATGAAAATCATTCATCAAAAGTGTGAAAAATCTTTATCCAACAATAAAAGTCTTCCAATTAATTCTTACTTAGTGGAATATATTCTCGAAGATGTCAAATCGTATGATATAGTTCAGGCTACTTCTCAAGTAGAAGTGTTTGATTATTATCACGATTTGAGTAAAAATGTTCTTTCAATTGAATGGACAAGTGGTAAAGTTAGTCCAAAGGTTTATGGGTATACAAAACCAGAAGGAAAGAAAAAAAGATAAGTAAAGGAGGAATTGACAGTTCCTCCTTTTTTGTGTATAATGATAGATGTTAAATTCTAAAATATGAATAAAGAAAAAGTAAAACTTATTATTAGAAATATGGAATTACTTATTGAATCACTAAAAAATGAAATTTTAGATAAAGGAGAACCACAAAAATGTTCTCCAGATACAGATGATTACGATGAAGTTTTTGAGGATTTTGATTAATGAAAGCAAAGAAATTAGTTAAGTTGATGGGTAGGTTGATTAAGCAGGATCATTTATATTCTCCTGAAAAATTAAAAGAAATGAAATCCCGACTTAGAATGTTAAAAGAAGAACTAGCAAAACTAGAAGCACAAACATCAAAAGGATTTGGAAAGAAATGAAACCTATTAGAGCAAAAGACCTCCTAGAATTAGATCAAAATATGAAAGTTGTGATGCTTCGGCAGGCACAACTTCCACAAACTCTGGTTTGGCAGGCAGGAAAGAATGATTACTCTGAGGAACCTATTCATACAATATTTCCACCAAATGAGAAAGAGTGTGGTAAATGGGTTATTGAGCAACTACTTGCAAATGAGCGTGGGCACTGGGGTCCATTGGAGCACCCTGCGATTACTTTTGATTGTGTTGGATTTGTTCATAATGTAATTGTTCAGGCACGAACTCATCGTGTTGGAGTAACCTTTGATGTTCAATCTCAACGTTATACCGGTCGTCGTGTTCTGAAGGTTGCTAAAGGTGAACTGAGACCACAAGAAGTTTTCTATGTGCGTCCAGAAGGTCTCTATCTTGACCGTAAAGGGCACAAGTATGAATGGACTCAGAAAGACTATGAACGAGAACTTAAGTTCTGTGTAGAAGCATCTGAGCGTTATACGGATCTATTTGAGAATCGTGGTATGGCAGAGGAGCATCTTCGTGATTATCTTCAACAGAACATTCGCCAGAACTTTGTGGTTACTTTCTCACTTCGTGCTGCTTTGCACTTTCTTGATCTTCGTGCCAAATTGGACGCACAGGTGGAAATTCAGGCACTCTGTGAAGGTATGGTTCCTGTGATTAAAGCATGGGTTCCTGAGATCTTTAGTTATTACGAAGAAAAGAGACTTCATAAAGCTAGATTATCTCCATAAAAATGAAAACTTATTGTGTCAAGGACCATCTTACAGGCAAAATATTTAAAATTCTTTTTAGTGAACAAGAATTCTTGGAATTCTTAAAAAAGAATCCAGACATAGATGAGTGTGTTGATTGTATAGAATGCGAAGATGCACCATCAATTACGCTAGAATAAATAATTTTGTAAATAATTATAAATTATGCCAACTTATTATAAAATTCATAAAGAAACTAAAGAGACTCAAAAATTCTTTGCTTCATTTAGTGAGCACGATGAA